AGAGCAGTACACTTTTAATGTACGGGCCGTGAGTTCGAGTCTCACCGGGATCACAAGTTCTGATCAAACAGAAAACCTTGCACCGCCAGATGCGTGATACGGTGCAGTAAAGATGGTAAAAGTCCATATCACGCATTATGCCGATGTGGTGAAATGGTAGACACGCCAGTTTTAGGAACTGGTGCTTATGCATGTAGGTTCGAGTCCTACCATCGGTACAGCAGTTATCTGAACTTGCACTAGGACGATAACAACCATTGGAGGAAGCAAGTCTCACGAATGGTCCTGTGGGTTGCAGCAAGGCATAAAAAGGACACCCACCAGATAGAGTAGGTGGCTGTATTTTCACACAAAGCTCTATCATTTGCCCCCTTAGCTCAGCTGGCTTAGAGCAACTGATTTGTAATCAGTAGGTCGTGGGTTCGATTCCTACAGGGGGCTCAATGAGTAAGAGATACTCAGCAGTCTTTAACCTAAGACTCATTTAACAATAGGTTCGCAGAATGTCTACGGCGCGAGTGGGACATCGTGGGAATAAAGGAGAGCCGCACACCTCCTCCCAGTAGTGTTGACTAATTTTAAGAGGGATGACCCGCAGGTTTATTGAAAGGAAGAAAACCGATATATCTACTCACTTGGAATCTCAGGGTGGGGAAACATAGTTAGGTTCTGGGAAGTTACAGTAATTCCGACTCATAGAGTAGAGATGAAATTATGTAGGTTCGATTCCTACCCTAACTACCTTGGGCTCAGTAAAGCCTCTTATCTAAAGATAACGTAACTGAAGTGGATAATCTAGAGATAGATGACGCTCCACTATTTAGTCAGGTGGCGGAATGGTATACGCAATTACTTCGGTAATTCAGTCACTTAGTGGTGGTGATTCCAGTAATGGAGTACAGGTTCGAATCCTGTCCTGACTACAAAAAATAAATTAAAACAACAAAATAAAAAGAATATGAAAAATTTAATTGAAATATGGGCTATTGATAAAAATTGGAATACTACTGCTGAATTTAAAAATGAAGATGAAATAAATATTTGGTTACTAACAAATCCAATGTATTTTCAAATATTGTATAGAATTAATGGTAGTAGCGTTCATGTATATAAACAATATAGTCAGGTGGCGGAATGGTAGACGCTATTATCTGAGAGTGTGTTTGCGAGTAGGATGCAAAACTACATAGATACAAGTGTTATAGGAGCACAACATTACAGGTTCGAATCCTGTCCTGACTACAATAGAATCGACGTTATTTGCACCTTTAGCTCAGTTGGTTTAGAGCGCTACTTTTACACGGTAGATGTCGGTGGTTCGAATCCATCAAGGTGCACAACATTGGGATGGGGGTACAGAGATGGTCTCATGAGCCATATTGGGTAGCTCCCCTCCGAGGTTCGATTCCTCAATCCCAACAAATTGGTAGGTGGCCGAGTGGTTAAAGGCGACAGACTGTAAATCTGTTCTCTTAGGAGTACGGGGGTTCGAATCCCTCCCTGCCAACAAAAGTAAAAGATAGTGAAGCTGTAATAGATGATGGTGTTAAAATGATGAAAAAGGGTTTGGAGTAATCAGAACGTAAACAAATTATCTATCAGAAACCCTGAAAGACCCGAAATCTTTTATTTAGTATCTGTAGCTCAATTGGATAGAGCACCTGGCTACGGACCAGGAGGTTATAGGTTCGACTCCTGTCAGATACGCTTATATAGTACCTTAGCTCAGATGGTAGAGCGTAGGCCTGAAGAGCCTAGCGTCCCCAGTTCGATCCTGGGAGGTACTACTTTTGGTTCCATGTCCGAATGGCTAGGTGGTGGATTGCAAATCCATTTATGTTAGTTCGAATCTAACTGGAACCTCTAATATGTTTCCTTAGCTCAGTTGGTTAGAGCATCTGACTGTTAATCAGAGGGTCCTTGGTTCGAGCCCAAGAGGAAACGCTATAAGGGCCTTTAGCTCAGTTGGTTAGAGCATCTGACTCATAATCAGAGGGTCGTTGGTTCAAGCCCAACAAGGCCCACTTTTATTTATACGCGTCTGTAGCTCAGTTGGTAGAGCAGTGGTCTCCAAAACCAAAGGTCGGTAGTTCGAATCTATCCAGGCGTGCAAATATAGTAGTGTAGCTCAGTTGGTTAGAGCATCTGACTGATATTCAGAAGGTCATAAGTTCGAATCTTATCATTACTACTACGAGGTGTAGCGCAGTTGGTAGCGTGCCTGGTTTGGGACCAGGAGGTCGTCAGTTCGAACCTGGCCACCTCGACTTAATTTTGGGCTGTTAGCTCAGCTGGCTAGAGCGCCTGCCTTGCACGCAGGAGGTCATCGGTTCGACTCCGATACGGTCCACAACATAAGCAGTAATAGCTCAATTGGTAGAGCGTCGTCCTTCCAAGTCGAGGGTTGCAGGTTCGAGTCCTGTTTACTGCTCTAAATACATCAGTGGTTTTGGCAATTTAACACTTAAAAATTATGGAAACACTTTATTTTATCTTAGGAATGCTATCAGTAGTTACTGTAGTCCTAACCGTAGTAGCTGTGTATGGTATTGTTAAATATAACCAATCACAAACACAAATCAACAATCTCCATCGTGAAATAGAAGAAGTTCAAAGAGGCATGTGGAGAGAATCTGAGTCTATCAATAGACGTATAGACAGAGATGATGAATCAAGATGGCGTGCAATGGATGAATTTAATAAAAGACTGGAGGAACTTCAGTCATATATTGATTCTCGAGTAGACAAATTAGATGCTAAATATTCCCCTAAAGGAGTAAAACAACAAATTAACGGATAATTAACCCGCTATAAACCACTGATGTATTTTTTATTGTCCCTTCGTCTAATGGCAGGACAAGTGGTTTTGGTCCACTTAATGGAGGTTCGAATCCTTCAGGGACAACTATGGAGAATTGGCAGAGTGGTCGAATGCACTGCACTTGAAATGCAGCGTACCGAAAGGTACCGTAGGTTCGAATCCTATATTCTCCGCGGTGTTTGTGGTGTTAATGGTTAGCACATTAGATTGTGGTTCTGAAGGTTTGGGTTCGAATCCCAGCAAACACACTTTTATTGGAAGATAATCCTCAACGGTGAGAGGGCTTGCCTGCTAAGCAATGTGTACCTTAGGGTATCTGGTTCGATCCCAGTGTCTTCCGCTTGGCTACTTCAATATGTTTTTATATATTTACATCATGAAAAATTTTAAAAAATGTGATGGAGATAGGGTTGATGTAGTTAATCATACTATCAAAATTTTAGAGGATAATCCTCATACTGAAATCCATATTGGAACTGATTCCCAAAATAGGAGCGAATACACTTATTACGCTATTGCCATCGCATACCGCTTTGGTACTAGAGGTGTTCATTATATCTACCATAAAGAAAAGGTTCCACGTATCAAGGATCGTTTTACTAAACTGTTTAGAGAAGCTGAACTTACTATAGAGACAGCCGAATGGCTTACTACTAAAATTCCAAGTTTAAAAGTAGAACTAGACTTTGACTATAATGATGATAAAAAATATTTTAGCCAAAAACTAGTATCTGCTGTAAAAGGGTGGGCTGAATCTTTAGGATATAAAGCCAATATCAAACCACATAACCAGATAGCTACTAAGGCAGCCGACTATCAGTGCCGTTAAATTCCCACAAAAACAACTATATTACCCATTACCTATATAAAAACATATACTACGCCATATATATAAAAGACCGTTTATTTACCCACTTAATCTATGTTATAACAGAAAGGTCTTAAAAAGTATTAAAATATTTGGCCTCCTAAAATCCTTTATGTATCGTATAGATACGGGTGTTAATAAGTAACTAATTAAAACTAAAACATATGAGAAACAGAGAAATGATTCTGAGACAACTGGAACGCGTCGATAACTCGATGAAGAAAATGAAATTCTATCTGAACCGAGGAGAATCGGTAGACAACTACAAGAAAGAAATTGAACTAGTAGAAAACATGATTTCTGAAGTTAAGTCTATGATTGAACGTGAAGATATGAATGCTAATGAAATTAATCCAATTAGATAAATTATGCAATTAACTGCTGAACAAATTAAAGAAAACTGGGATCAGTTCATTAGTAATATTGAGAACTGGATTGAAGGAAACAGAAAACAGGCTCTACTTGATTTCTATAACCAATATCAGGACCGATTAATCTTAATGCCTGCAGCTCATAAGAAAGAGTATCATAATGCTTTTCCTGGAGGATATATTGAACATGTGAACCGTGTTGTTGGATGTGCTCTTAAATTATATGATTTGTGGGCCGATATGGGAGCTGATATTACAACATTTACTGTTGAAGAACTCGTATTCTCAGCCATTAATCATGACTTGGGAAAAATGGGAGACGAGGATAATGAAGCTTATATTCCTCAGACTGATAATTGGAGGAAGGAAAAACTAGGAGAAGATTACATGTTTAATTCTAAAGTACCTTTTGCCTCAGTCCCTGACCGTGGTTTATATTTACTCCAGGCTCATGGTATTAGATATTCATTTAATGAAATGTTAGCCATTCAAACCCATGATGGTTTATATGATGAAGCTAACAAGAAATATCTTCACACATTTATGCCAGAACAAAAACCACGTACTGCGCTTCCATTTATTTTACATCAAGCTGATTTAATGGCTGCTCGAATTGAATTTGAGAAAGAATGGTTACCTAAATTAAAAAATGATCAAAAGGAAGAAAAGCCTAAAAAAACATCATTTGTGTTAGATTCTAATTCTAAAAAATCAGCATCAAAACAAACCAAGGCTCTAGGCTCCATTAAGAGCAATAGCCTAAAAAATATGTTAGACGACTTATGATAATATTACTCACTTCATTAGCTATTTTCTTTGGAATATTAACAGTTATATTAGGTTTTACCACGTATAACTTATTACGAAAAAATGAAAAGCAAGAGGATATACTGGCTGGGTATTTAAACTACCTAGACCAGTTATCTCGAGCTATTGAGATTTCAGACACTAAACTAAAAAAACTGGATGAAAGAGGGGTATTTAAGTCTGATGATGAGGTAGGATTTTTCTTTACTAATCTTCAGAAAATCCAAAATATCTTAAATGAATTCCAGTTAAAAAAATTCTAAATTATGGGTAAACGTTATTTCACAGAAGAAACTGAAAACGCTATTATCCTATATAATACATTAACTGACCCTGAGGAGAAAAGTAGACTATATAATAAAAAAATACATTATGCTTTTTTCAAACTAACTCAAAATCTAATTCATACTTATAAAATTAGGAATACTGATGTTGATGATCTAGAACACCTCCAGCATGAAGTTATTATATTTTTGTTAAGTAAAATTCATAAGTTTGATCCTACATTAGGTAAAAAAGCTTATTCTTATTTTGGGACTATAGCCTTAAGGTGGTTAATTATATATAATAGGAAAAATTATAAGAAAAAAATTACTTCCACTCCTATTAGTGAAGTCATTAGCTATGAAAAAGATTATAAAGTATCATCTAACAAAGATAATCTAGATAAATTAAGTGAAGATGATATATTTGAATTTTCAGATGATGAAGATAATTTATCCTTCTTTATTGACGCCTTTACTCAATATTATACTGACCGCATATATCAATTCCACCCAGCAAAGGATGATGCTAAGATAGCAGATGCAGTTTTAGAATTATTCCGTAAACGAGAAAATATAAATATATTTCATAAAAAAGCATTGTATATTTATATAAAGGAGATGGTGGATGTTAAAACTCCTAAAATAACTCAAGTGGTTAATAAAATATATGACCATTTTCGTCCTGAGTATCAATTTTATGTTGACAACGGTTATATTAGATTTGTAGAGTAACCATATATATAATAAAATATTATGGGATCTTTAGATAAAAATATATTCGGTGATAAAAAATTCTCAGATTTACTATCTGAGATATATGAAAATCAAAAGAAAAAAGAAAAAACTATAGCGGGTCTAGTTCGTGAACTAAAGGATTTAGTCAATGATGTGAGTGATGCCACTGTTATAGTTCCGCTTATAGCTAATTATCTTGAAATTGGAGTTAAGAATGATGAACACCTACTTAAAATGGCCACTATCATTCAACGTATATTCAATAATCAAGAAAGCAATGGAGGTGGAGGTGATGGTTTAACTATTACTGATGCTGAACGAGAAGAATTGATGGCCCAACTAGACCAACTAAACAAACCATTAGATGACAAGTAATGGCATTAAGACAAAAAGCCAACCAACTATCAGGATCACCTAATTTATCTGCCTTATCCTCAGGTGGAGGGATAAACATTCAATCAGTTAGAGTTAAATCTATAATTCTAGATCAAAATTCTTTAGGATTTTCAAGCAGGGGAGAATGGGCATCATTAGGCGGAATATTTTGGTCAGACATTAATGCCCCTACTCCTACAGGAGATATAAACAATGATAATTTTGCTTTACCATTATTTCCTAACCAGAAAAATTTCCCGTTATTAGAAGAAATAGTCTATATAATAGCACTACCTAATACAGGAATTGGTGAAAGTACCAGCGCAGTTCAATATTATTATTTCCAACCAATTAATTTATGGAATAGTATCCACCATAATGGCTACCCTCCTTTTATTGATAGTACATTACCTGAATCTCAACAAAAAGATTATCAACAGGTTGGAGGTGGAAGTGTCCGTAAAGTAACAGATGGTTCTACTGAAATTAAATTAGGTAATACATTTAAAGAAAGATTAGATATAAAATCTCTTTTACCTTATGAAGGAGATATTATATATGAGGGGAGGTGGGGAAATAGCATCAGATTTGGTTCTACAGTTTTACGTCCCAATACTTCAAACTTATGGTCCACTGTTGGGGAAGATGGTGACCCAATTATTATTATAAGAAATGGTCAACATGATGATGGAAGAGATCCTTGGGTACCACAATTAGAGGATATAAATAAAGATCAAACTAGTATATACTTAACCTCAAACCAAAAAATTCCAATAGAGGTCTCTAGTAAAAATTATACCTCATACAAAATTAAACCACAGTCTCCATCTGAGTATCAAGGTAAACAAGTCATCATAAATTCTGATCGTTTATTATTTAACACTAAAGTAGACTCTATCTTACTCTCATCCCAAAAAACTATAAGTTTAAATGCTAGAGAGTCAGTCAATATTGATGCCCCACAAACTATAGTCCAAAGCCCAGATATTAGATTGGGAGATTTAAATGCTACTGAACCTATTATATTGGGAGAGACATTCTTGACAGATTTATCTAGTTTATTGAAAAATATTATCTTATTAAGTCAAGCTCTACAAACTCCAATAGGAACTCCTGTCCCAAATGTACCTAACGCTAATATACCTATCCCTGCTGTTAGGGTAGAAGCCTCAGCCCAAGATATGATAAATAGAATAGAGAAATATAAATCTAAAATTAGTAAAACCAAGTAATGGCTTTTGACAAAATCATAACAAGTCAAGCAGTTAGTGCTGCCAAAGAAGGTATCAAACTTGAAAGAGCATTGGATGTATTGAGAGAAAAGGCTATTGATATAGTATCACAGCAAGTGGATAACCAAATCCCAATTCCACTCCCATTCTCAACCAAAGATATTCTTTTAGGAGGAGGAACTCTCCCTAATATCTCCTCCCCAAATATTTCCCCTTCAGACTTATTATCACCAAGTTTATTATCTCAAGTACCCGCAATCCCAGATAATGTAAAAATACAAACAAGAGAAACTCTAGATACAGTTGAAAGTACTCTTAATACTGTAATAGACCAAAAAAATACTATACAAGAGGCTCTAAGCACTATAACGGGACCTATCAACACATTGGAAGGTATAAGTGACTCAATAGGTAATATTGTATCATTAGTGAATACTAGTATTACTACACTTAAAGCTATTCCTTTACCATTGGCCGCACCTCCAGGTGTTGGTCTTCCAGCCAACATAGTAATTGGTTTTTCTGATGCTTTAAGTGATGCTAAAATATTTTTAGATAAAATTGAAGGTCCATTAAGTGTAATCCCTCCTAATATTGAACAAATAAACGGTATATTAAATACTGCTCTTGAAAAAGTTTCTACTTTTGATCCTATATTTGATAGAGCTACTAGTATTATTACCTTTATTAAAACATTATTAGATGTAGGTCCTAATGCCACTCAACAAGATATCGACAGAGTAGCTCTAGAGACTACCTCCAATATTCGAAAGTCATTAACTACCCCAGTTATATCACAGATTGATGGAGATTTAGATCCTAATTCAAATTCTCCTATATTTTATAAAGGATATCTCTTAACTACCGAGTATGATCCCTCAAACTCATTTTCTTTCCCTAGAAGAAGAATTAGAGCATCTTTGGCTGCCAATCCAAGTAATTCTATATTCGGACCATACTCATATAGTTCTTCAACTCAAGTGTTAGTGGATGAAATGAAATTTAAAATAGATCAAATTGTTTTTAACTCTTAAATACTTATAATAAAATGAAAATCGACGCTCTAAAAAAAATCATCAAAGAATCAGTTCGAGAAGCTATCAAAGAAGAAATTAAAGATATTTTAATGGAGGCAATCCGTACCTCTCGTTCCCCGATTAATGAACAGCAATCATACCAGAATTATCCTTCATCTCCTAAAATACCAACAGAGGACTTACGTTCCAAGTATGCAGGAATGATGGATATGCCATTTTCAAGAGGTGCCTCAGATACTCTAGAATTTAATACTGGTAATATTTATAGACCAATGTCTGCAGCCTCTGGAGTTGAAGGAAGTTTACCTCCTGGTGAAGTTGATATGAGCCAAATATCTAAATTACTTAACTCATAATGGCACAACAAATTCCATATAAGTTTCCTCTAGATATAGGTAATAATGTTCAAATTGGATTTGATCTAAATTTTGATGTTAATGGAGTATTCAATCCAACTTACACAACTGCAGACCAAATCAAGGCCAACCTTATTAACTATATCCTTATCAATCCAGGAGAATTAGTATTTGCTCCTAATTTTGGTTTAGGTATAAGGGCTTTATTGTTTGAACAAGCTAATCAAGGAACATTAGATTCTCTTGAATTTTTAGTAAGAGATGGTGTATCTCAATTTTTTCCAAATATCTCTATTGAAGATATTAAATTTGATAATCAAGCTGATAGAAATGCCATATTTATGACTATAACATATAAGATAGTTGGATTCGGAGTCCAAGATGAAATTAATATAGAACTTCAATAATGGCTACAACATTAAAACGAGACATAAGATATTTAAATAGGGATTTTAGTAATTTAAGGTCATCCTTAATTAACTTTTCAAGGACCTATTTTCCTTCAACATATAATGATTTCACACCCTCCTCCACAGGTATGCTATTTATCGAGATGGCAGCCTATGTTGGTGATATATTATCATTTTATCAAGATAACCAATTCCAGGAAACTTTCATTCAATATGCTCGCCAAAATGAAAACGTATTTGGTTTAGCATATCAACTCGGGTATAAACCTAAAGTAACCTCTCCTGCTATTGTTGATGTTGATGTTTACCAACAATTACCTGCTATCACAAGTGGTAGTATTACTTTTCCTGACTATACTTATGCTTTAAAAGTAGGAGAAAATACAATAGTTAATTCAACCAATGGTACCTCATTTATTTTAGAGGATCCAATTGATTTTTCAATCAGCAGTTCAAATGATCCTACTGAAGTAACTGTATATCAAATTTCAGGTACTCAACCAACATTTTACTTACTAAAGAAAACTCGTAAGGCTATATCAGCCACTATTAATACAACAACTGTATCTTTTGGTACTCCACAAAAATTCTCTACATCCACTATAAATGGAACTAACATTATAGGAATACTGGATGTTTTTGATAGTGACGGAAACCAATGGTATGAGGTAGATAATTTAGCACAAGAAAGTGTTTTCACATCTATCCCAAACACACCAACCAATGACCCTAATTTATCAGGGGCAGATGATACTCCTAATCTTTTAAAGATTCAACAAGTTCAAAGAAGATTTACATCTCGTTTCTTAAATGAATCTGTACTCCAACTAGAATTTGGAGCTGGTACAACAGGAGATAATGATGAGGAATTTACTCCAAACCCTGATAATGTAGGTTTAGGATTACCATTCCAAAAATCAAAATTAACTACAGCATATTCCCCACTAAACTTTGTATTGACTAATACTTATGGTATAGCTCCCTCAAACACTACATTAACTATAAGATATTTAACAGGAGGAGGATTAACATCAAATATAGATGCTAATACATTAACAGGCATTAATACTAATTTAACTACCTTTGTCAACTCAAATATATCAAATACAGCCCTAGCTCAAACTATATTTAATTCAGTTGCATCCAATAACCCAATAGCAGCTAGTGGAGGTACTGCTGGAGATACATTAGAGGAAATAAGACAAAACGCTTTAGGTAATTACCAAAATCAGTTAAGAACTGTTACCCCTCAAGATTATCTTATACGGGTTTTAAGTATGCCTTCCTCTTATGGGGCAGTGGCTAAAGCATATGCTCAAGCAGCAAAACTATCAGACACCGCATTGAATGAGGCCCCAACTGTCCTTGATTTATACGTTTTATCTTACGATTTAAACCAAAATTTAAGGGTGGCCTCAACCGCATTAAAACAAAATATCAAAACTTATCTATCTCAGTATAAAATGATAAATGACTCCATTAAAATAAAGGATGCCTTCATCATTAATATTGGTATAGATTATGATGTGGTGGTATTACCTAATTACAATAACAATGAAGTATTACTGAGATGTAATAATGCCTTGATTAACCAGTTTAATATTGAGGATTGGCAAATTAATCAGCCCATTATTATGAGAGACTTATATGTCTTATTAGATAGAATAGAGGGAGTTCAAACTGTTAAAAATATTAGAATATATAACAAAACAGGAACTAGTTTAGGCTACAGTAATTACTCATATGATGTTGAAGGAGCCTTAGTTAATGGAATTATTTATCCATCAATAGATCCTATGATGTTTGAAGTAAAATATCCTAATACAGACATTAAAGGTAGAGTAGTATCATTCTAAATATTATAAAATATGCCAGTAGTAACTTTACAATATTCATTTCCTTATACTAATTTAGATTTAGAGAGTCCATTACCTAATGGGGGTCCTATAAATGTTGGAGTTCAAGGTGGTACTACATTTGCTAACGCTAATACTGAAGGATTTATTCAACAATATACTCCAAAAAATCCTTTATTTGGTATAAGACAAAACGGTGATAAGTCCACCCTTTTAGATATAAAAAGAAATAGTCCTTTACCTAATTCATTTGATAAAACTAATTTAGATTTAGAGAATCCATTACCAAATGGAGGACCTATTAAAGTATTAGCACAAGGTGGTACTAATATTTTAAATACTAAAGCAGGTTTTAATCAACCTTATTTGCCTTCAAAACCTTTATATGATGGTAATAATGTTAAGTTAACTGATATTCAAGACAATAGTTTCCTATCTCAAACTTTTGCTGATACTGGTTTAGATTTAATTGAAAATGAACCCATTATAGTAGGCCCTCAAGGTGGTACTACAGTGAAAAATTTTAAAAAAGGATACACTCAAACATTTACTCCAACTAATACATATTTAAGTGATATAAATAAGAAGGATGGAGTTTATAATTCAATTTTTGGTAATATATCTTTTATTTACGGATAATATAAAACATAATGGCAATATATAAAATTTTCCCTTCCAAAGACGCAACCTTATATACTGAGTATCCTACTATGAATACTGGGTTGGATGAGATATTGGAGGCTTCAACTTATATTAAAAATGGAGACGATCAGGTAAGCCGTTACTTAATTCAATTTACTAATAATGACATTAACAATGTTATTAACAATAAAGTTAGTGGAGCTAGTTTCAAAACATACCTTAAAAATTATAAAGCTATAATTACAGGTTTAAACCTAGACACTACCTTAGAAATATATCCAATATCAGGAAGTTGGGGGATGGGAACAGGTAAATTTGGAGACTCACCTATTACGGACAATGGTACAAGTTGGACCTGGAGAGATTATGAAGGAGGAAATAAATGGTCCACTTCAAGTTTTTCTCCATATGTTACTGCTTCTTTTTCAGGTACTACAGGAGGAGGAACTTGGTATACAGGTTCATCTTTAGGACTAAATATAGTCCATACCCAATCTTTTTCATATAGTGATCCGCTTGATTTAAATGTGGATGTTACCAATACTGTATTAAACTGGTATAGTAGTTCAATTGTAAATGATGGATTTATAGTAAAACAATATAGTACAAGTGAATTTAGCCAAAATGATGCTAATACCACTTATATGAAGTTTTTCTCTATTGATACTCATACTATTTACCCTCCATATCTTGAATTTAGGTGGGATGATTATATATTCAATACAGGTTCTTCCTCTAATACAATAACTACAACCTCAAACATCCTATTATCTTTAGATTCAAATATAGGAGAGTACTACTCAGGAAGCATACAAAAGTTTAGATTAAATGTAGCTCAAAAATATCCACCAAGAACTTACTCAACTTCCTCAGGTTATACTGTTAATTACTATCTACCTCAAGGATCTACATATGCTGTAAAAGATACTAAAACAAACGAATACATTATTGACTTTGATAATACCTATACCCGTATTAGTGCTGATTCAACAGGTAATTATTTTACCTTGTATATGGATGGGTTTGAACCAGAACGTTACTATACAGTGCTTATTAAAACCACTATTGACGGATCAACTCTAATACATGACCAAGACTTAACATTTAAAGTAGTGAATGGATGAGTAAGCTAAACTTAAACAGACAGGTATTTGATAAAAACAAGTTCACAAATACAGTTGATACTTCTTTTTCTCAGTTGAGAGAACCCACCCCTACAACTCAAGCAACAAGTTTGGGGAATGTAGAAGAGTTTTTTACATTATACTCCGAGTTATTTTTTCAAATACCAAAGTTTGGACCAACTAACTCACATGAATTCTTAGTTAAAGAAAGTGGTGACTATATAAATGTTCAACAGAATAATGAAGAAATACAAGCCTTAATCCAGGAAATTACTTTATTAAGAGAAGAAAATCTTCAGTTACTACAGAATAATATAAATTTGACAACCCAACTAGCATCATCATTAAATGGCTAATTTCACTGTTACTGACATAGACCCAACATTTCTAACCCAAACCGGGTTTGAATTAGCCGACCAAACTATTATTCCTAGTTTTGAGGTTGAAGGATTATTTACTCCTGGTCAAGATATTATTGAGTATTATATTTATGATTTAAATAAAAATCTAATATATACTGATTATAATTTTAGAGGATGGTCTATAGTTCAAGATCCAAGTATAACAGATACAGAAAAAGCCTCAACTATAGAACTTGATCCTGGTAAAGATATCCAAGATGCTGGGTTTGATGTAGGAGATTATTACTCAATGTATAATTTTATATACAGAGAATTTAATTCCTCCATCAATAACACATTCTATATTTCTGATATCTCAGGAGACCGTACTGAATTAAGACTAAAATCCAATTTTATAGCTCCTGAAACTATAATATCAGAGTATCCTTCTGTATTAGAGCGTTTAAGTAATCCACAATATTTTGATGAATTTTATATTGGATTTGGGGAAAATGAATATGAAATTGTAACCAACATAGAGTTAGATGGAGCAGGAGAAAATCTTTCTATTTTAATTAAACTTTATGAACCCCTACCTTCACAATATGGAGTTAAAGACACTCTATATGTCATTTCAAAAGTAGCGGAAAGTAAAGCATACCAAGTTGTATTTGAGGATGAATTTATACTTAGTGATGATTTAATTAAAATTAAGGGTCCTAACACCAATCTAGATTTTAAAGACAAAATCAATAATTCCTCTGATTACCAATCAGTATCAAACTTATTAAATGTTAGTTCAACTTCGTCTCTAGACCAACTTTTAAGCATATTAGAGGAACAATCCACAGAACTAAATATAGACTATACTGATTTTTCTAACTTTACCCATTTTTCCTCTATTCAATCTCGTATAGAGAATTTCTATTATAAAGTTAGCCAAATTCAGTCTTATGAAAATGATCTTAATGCTTTAACTTCAGTATCTCAGTCTCAACAACTTAGTACAAATAAAACCTTACTTGAAGGTAAGATATCCGATATTATTAAAAACTTTGATGGTTATGAATACTTCCTCTATTATGAATCTAGTTCATATGCTTACCCTAAATCTGGAGCACTTCCTCCTTACACTCTACTGCCTACAGGTAGTGCCACAGTACTAACATGGTTAGGTAGTGCTAATACCTCAAGTCCATATTTTGGAGGACAAATATACTCAGCATCTTTATATGATGAAAATAATCAAAGTAATCTATATTATACAATACCTGAGTATTTAAGAGAAAATCCAAATAATGTTCAATATTTAACATTTGTGGAAATGGTTGGTCAACTATTTGACTATCTATGGACTTATGCTAAATATTCAACTCAAAAACTCCAGGCCACTAATAATATGAACTTAGGTATTCCCCCTGAAATGGTGGAAGATGCCTTAAATTCGTTTGGTTTTACCACTTACGGTAATAATTACAATAGCCAAGATAACTACACTGCTTGGACAGGTCTAAATCCATCTTTAGGATATACTCCTCCAACAGGTAGTGAACTTATAACTGATTATGTAGCGGCTAACTTAACTTCATCTTTAGTTAATTCATGGGATCCATACGGTCAATTATCTACTATGACCTCCCAAAGTTATGTTTATCCAACTGATGATATAAGTAAAGAAATATACAAACGTTTGTATCATAACCTTCCTAGACTAGTTAAATCCAAAGGTACTTTAGCAGGTCTAAGAATGTTAATAAACATATTTGGTGTTCCTGACACTGTCTTAAAGATAAGAGAGTTTGGTGGTAAAGATAAAATTGACACTAATAACTGGGATGCTTTTTATCGCCGATATAGTTACGCTTATAAAACATTTACCTCTTCCTCGGCTCTGTTTCCATGGATGCCTTTATATAAAAATTACATAGAGAGTTCTCAGTATATAGTACCTGATACTATTGAGTTTAGATTTAAAACCGAGGGAATACCAACTACAACTCCATTTACTCAGTCTTTATTAGTTAAAAAATCCGATAGTTTAGGAACGTCAACTGATTTTGATTTTGGTGTTTTCCTATACTATTCAGGTTCGTTAACCTCAGGTTCATACTCAGGTTCAATACCTGATGAATATAATCAATATGGAAATTTAAGATTCTATATCTCAGGATCTTCAACTCAAGGAGGTACCATAACCTCACCTGACATTACATTACCATTCTTTGATGGTGATTGGTGGAGTGTTATGTTTAGAAGAAACCAACATATTTCAGCTAGTGATTCTTCTTCTTTAACCTCCTATACTCTATATGCTAAAAATAAGCTATATGAAGGATGGGATGGAGACCAGCTAGGATGGAGTGATTTAGTTACAGTAGTAACACCTTCTTCAGGTTCAGGTTCTCAATATGGAGTATCTCAATATGGTTCATCCTCTTACGGCTCAGTAGTAATTGTATCTGGCTCATATAATCAAGCTTGGAACTCATTCGGTACCTCCTCGGTTGATGGAGTGTATTTAGGAGGATTTATATCAGGTTCTAGTATCGGTAACTTAACATTAAATCCAGCAAATAATCTATTTTCAGGTTCATTCCAAGAATTTAGATATTATGGTCTTCCATTAAGTGAGGCTGCATTCAACGATTATGTTATGGACCCTGAATCTATTGAGGGTATGGCTCTACAAGGAGTATCAAGTTCTTTTGATATTCTAAACTTCAGAGCACCATTAGGAAATGAACTTGAATCAATATTTTCTTCAACTCAAACTACATTCCATTCATCCTCATTTACCTCAACCCACCCCGCAATACTAGGTAATGCTCCTTCATTAATAACAGCCTCATTCATAGACCCAAGTACAGGAGTTACCTCTTCTGCATATCAAATATTATTTTATGATAATAGTATAACTGGAGGATACAGTGAACCAAATAGAGAAATTGTATATCAAGATAGTCCTGCGGTAGGCATAAAAGGACAAGTAGACGATAAAATTCAAATCGTCTCTAGTCAAGCGTATGGTACAGTACTATCTAACCAAATTAGTATTCAACAAAACTATATTCCATCTCAAAGTTATAGTCCTGATATTAATATGTTGGAGGTTGGTTTTTCACCTCAAAATGAAACCAATGATGATATTATTCAACAATTAGGAGCCTTTAATATAGGTGAATTTATTGGAGACCCAAGACAACGTTTTAATACCTCCAGAAATTATCCTCAACTAGATGAATTAAGAGATGATTACTTTAAAAAATATGGTCAACCATATAACATATGGGATTATGTTAGGTTAATTAAATATTTTGATAATTCATTATTTAAAACCTTAAAAGATTTTATACCTGCCCGTACTAAAATGGCCACAGGTATTATAATCAAACCCACATTATTAGAACGCCAAAAAGTAGCTCCTGTTCAAACCTCTTATGAGGAACAAATTTATACAGGTTCTATCCAAATGTATACTTTTACTGGCTCTTCAGCCGGTTCAATGCCTGATTTGAAAGGTCAAATCTCAGGATCAGGACCTGGATTCAATATAGTTCCTATCACTCAAAGCTGGAATTATACAAATCAATCTGTATTAGGTCCTGTAAGTGAAACCCAATCAACTCAAGATGAATTTTATAACGGAGAATTTTCAGGATCCTCTATCCAAGCCGCTCGTCAAGTACTAAACCCTGATTGTCAGGTCATATTAGAAGGAAGTACATTAGAAATAAACTATAATGTTACTTTATATCAATATAATCAAAATACAGTGCCTCCAGGATATAATTGGACATCAGGAGAATTTTTAACTTATGCTAATCCAAATCAAGGAGAAATATATTTATGGTATGACTCAGGTAGTACATTAGTAAACGTAGGACCTGGAGGAGGAATAGTACCTGGTGGTTTAACAACTTCTCCTTAATATATTAATATCATGCCAACACCAACTATAACATCAGGAATAAAATATATTAAAATAAGCAAGACAGATCTTGCAGGGGCTAACAGAGACAATAATTTAAACTCGCTCCAAAAATTACGCCTAAAATATAATGATATAGGTGTGGTTGAATATGATATTATAAACATATCAGAATTTTCCGACCATTACTTATATTCAGTATACGCTAACAATAATGTATCGGCCACTGACAATGAGATTTTAAATTATACATTATCTACTAATCTAAGTACTACTTCTCAACTCAATAATGTGTCTCCTTATGGAGATGTTATTATAAATTGGGGTGTTGTAAATAATCCTTTAGGATATTTTCAAACATATGCTCAAGGTTCTCAATATGGTGGAGGTGCTTTTACTGTAGGAAAAGCCGCTAATACTAGAGTTAATATATTCTGTAATTATACAGTAGGATTTTTATCATCAGGTGATTTTGCCTTTATTGGAATAGTATCCAATATAAGAGGAGTATTAACAGTCTCATCAATAACTCAAGCTAATCCATCAGGATTTATTAGTCATTCTTTGCCTAATTTATATGATAATGAAATTATCCGTGTACAATTAACCCCCTCAGCTGGAGGATCAGGAACATTAACTAACTTAGCTTTAGCTATTCAACCCACAATCTCAGCCCAATCAGTATCTCCTACATTAACTGTTTTAGAACCAATTACTCCACCTAACTTCTATAACAGTCCTTGTAACGCTACCATAAATAACGCTACTGAAAATAGATTTAGTCTAGATTATCAAAAAGTAGATTATCCATATGTTAGTATAACAGCTCAAAACACTCAAGCCATTATAAACGGTTCAGCAGTTAGAGCCCAAGTACAAGACTCAAACTATACTAGTCTACGACATACAAATCCTAGATACAACGGAAGTCGTCTAATAGGAGCTCAACTAAATGAATATACTCCAGGAGATCTCTCTTATGGTAAAACAGCTGTTATAGAACAAAACCAAAAATATTTTGGGTATTTTGACTGGGTAGGAGCTTTTGAACCTGAATTAAAAGGAGCTACTGCCGCCCACGTTATCTATCTTATTGATGAACAAGGTAATGCCATCCCAACTCGTGAGGACTTTGATAAAGGTAGGTACTATGATTTAGTATATAATTTTGAAAGGGACAAAAATGCCTTAATAAGCCTTAAAGTTCCTGAAGAAGTACCCTCACTTAAAACCATGAACGGTTTAAAACGAATATTATACTCAGGGGCAGATATTACTCCTATTGTTCATACTGATGGTGGAGTTAATTATGATACATTAAGTTCAAGTATAATAAAAGTTAAATTTACATTTAATTTTGGTCAATCATATAACTCTAGCACACAAACTTATACTCCTGCGCTTTCAGGTGGTCTTACTGTTAAAGCTATAACTATTACATATGCAGATCCATCATTAAATCTCCCTAATGATTTTAATGATCCTAATAAAGTGTTAGCTTACCAAATATTAACAAGTTTCTCTTCAGGAGCATCTTTTACTTTATCTACTGTAGGAGATCTTAATTTAGGCCAAAAGATTTATGCTTTTATATGGTTTGATGCTACTCCCATATTTAGTGCCCAAACATATAAAGTAGAATATGAAATAGGGAATAACACTAATATAATTATTGATGGGCAAGCCAATAGTGGAAATATTATAGAAACATATAATAATGCTTCTACAGATCCATATAATGGATGGCAAATAGCTCAAAATTCCCAAAACCCCGGCTATTATCTAATTAAATCTGATTTCTTTAATACATCAGAGATTAATTTCCCATCCCCACTTACTTTTACTGAACCTTCTCTTAATACTGTTTATAATGTTTCTTTTCCATTTTGGACCTCCACCGGTTCAAACTATATAGAATCATCTGGAAGTTTATCATTATCTGGACCCTTGACTAGTCTAGCATCTATGAATCATTATAATAATGGAACACTATTTGGGGTTTCATCATCAGCATCCTTCCTTCAAACATCCCCCAACAGAGACCAAACAGGTTATGATGAAATTACAACCAAATTCTCAATTGAAATAGGAGACCAATTCAGATTTGGATATGATGAAAATAATGTGTATAATGTGGTGAGTCAATCATTTTCATTTTATGGGAATATATTCACTGGGCTTGGAGTAATTAATCGCATTTTCTTTGATCGAGATATATCAACATCAGGACTAACAGATTATGAATTAAATAAATTCCTAATAAGAAGAGTGATTCCTGACCCCGCTTTAATTATATTTGATTATACCAAACCTCAAGGAGTTGGAGCAGATGGATTTATTTATCCTGCCGCAATAGGTGATACTCTAGAAAATAATATAGACAAAATTCA